AAACTGAAGCAGACCCTGCAGTAGTTGAAAACAAAAAAGAAGATGCTAATGCAGGTTTTTACAATGCAATGGCTGAGAGAATTAGAAATAAATTTAATAATTAAAAAAATAAAAAAAAATGGCAAATGTAGCAAAAGACAGTATCGCAGCAACTTATAGTGGTGCGCAACTAAACGAAATATTTTATGAGCCAGTATTTAGAAGTGAGGACATTATGAAAAACTATAGAGTTATTCCTAATGTAAAACACAAAATGAATGTTTACACTTCTGCTGCTCTTAAAAAAATATCACAAAAATACACAGGTTGTTCAGCAACAAGTGGTTCTACTCAATTTGATGTTGATGACAAGGTAATTACTGCAGGTAGAATGAGAGTTGCTCTTGAGCAATGTACTAGTGAGTTCTTTGGAACTTACATTGAAGAAATGTATAGAAATGGTGCTGATGTAATGAACATTGAAGGTACTATGTTAGCAGATGCGATTGTAAATCGTGCTGTAAAAGGTATTGCTTCAGATGTAGTAAGATTAGCGTGGGGTGGAGATGACTCTACTGCAAACTATCAAGGTGTAACAGGATGGATGAAATTAATGGGAGATGATGCAACTGTATTGGCTGCAAGAACTGAGTTTAGTGCAGTAGCACCTACAGCACCTACAGCAGGAGAATCACTTTCTATATTAAGAAAAATGTATGATGATGCTCCAGCAGCATTGCAACAAGTACCTGCAGCAGATAAGAAAATCTTTGTAACTCCTAAGACTTACAATGCTTACTTATCAAACTTAGAAGGTACTTCTGCTGATTTAGCAATCACTAACCAACAAGATGGTGTGTTAGTTGTTAAGTTCAGAGGCGTGGAATTAGTTCCTATGTTTGAATGGGATACAATTTTAGCAGACTTAGACCCTGCAATGTTCTTAAGAGGAGGAGTTAATGGTACAGAAGGTGCTTGTTACTGTGCAGTTGACAACTTAATTATTGGTTCTGATGTTACTGATCCAGAAGGGGCTTTCAAGGTTTTCTATGATGATTTAGAAGAAAAAATGTTCTTTAGAGGTTACTACAAGTTAGGAGTACAATTCTTGTACCCTTCACTTGTTCAATGGGGAATATTCTACTAAACAATAATGTAATGACAGAGGGGGTAAAACCTAGGTTAAACACCCCCTCTTTATTACTTTTAAATAACTAATAAAATAATAATAATATGGCAATAGATAATGGTATAGCGATAGATTGTTCTGCTTTACAAGTAGCAGGTGGTATAAAGCAAATATGTTTAAGAAGTTTTGCTTCTGCAGATGCAGTAACTTTTAATAATGACGCAGGTAAGCACGATGTTACAAAGATTGTAGATACAGGTGGGTCAACAGCAACTTGGAAACTTTTTGAGTTTAAAAACGAAACTGCTGATTTAACAGTTAACGCAACTAAAGAAAATGGTTCAACAGTATTTGAGTGTGGTCTTACTTTTATGATTCCACAAATCAATAATGTTAAAATGCACGAATTACAAACAATGCTTAATACTTGTATGATGGCAATAGTTGTTACTTCAAATGATGAGAAATTAGTTTTAGGACTAAGTGAAAAATATGCAAATAGTGTAACTGCTCCAGAAAAAAACCAAACTTTCTTAAATTTAGCAAGTATGGAGGGTGGTACAGGTGCTGCGTATTCTGACCAAAATGGTTTGACAATTAGTTTAATGGCTAGACAATTTGAACTTCCAAGACAATATGACCCAGCAAGTGGTGCAGGTCTTGTAGTTAATACTTCAACTTTAACAGCAACAACAACTTAATAATTAAAGATATAGAAATAGGTTGAACTTTGTTCGTAAAAAGTTTAACAACATTTCCCTATTAATATCTTTTTTATAATATGTGTGATTGCTCAAATAATATTGTAGATTTATCACACTTAAAAATATACATAATTATGGCAAAATATAAGGCGATAGAAGAAGTAACGATTTATCACGGAACTAATGGTGTTATAATAACATCAGCAGCAACACAAGAAGAATTAGCATATGCCTATGAAGATTTAGGAGCAACCAATGTAATAGAAAAATTATCAACTTCAAAAACTAAAGATGAGCCAAAGAAAGCAACCAAAAAGAAAAAGTCAGGTAAAGAATCTTCATAATCAAAAGAGTAGTACATTTGAATTTGGAGTTTTTAATTTAGCAATTCCTGAACATATTGAAGAACCTCAAGACTTATCAAAAGTAAGAACTAAGTTTATTCCTTTTGGTACTAATAATTTATTCCCTCAGTATTTAGCAGAATTAAAGCGTAAATCTTCTACTCACAGAAGTGTATTAGCACAAAAAACTATCTTTACAAGTGGTGCTAAGTTTGTTACGAATAATGAAGATGTTAAAGATTACATTAAAGATGTAAATGCTGATGGCGAATCATTAAGAGAGGTTTTTAAGAAATTAGCAGATGATTACTATTCATTTGGAAACGCCTATTTAGAGGGCGTATTATATGATGGTGGACTTAATCTATATCACATAGATGCAACTACTGTTAGAATGGCTAAAGACAAGAAACAAGTATATGTACATCCTGATTGGGCAAAGTACAATACTATGAAAGAAAAATTATCTATTATTCCTCTTTATCCTAAAGTAAGTTCAAGTAGATTTGTTGTTCAGTTTAAAGATTATGAGCCTACATTCCAATTCTATGGGTTACCTGATTACATTGCTGCATTAGAGCATATTGCAGTTGATTATGAAATTGGTAAATGGAATCATACTAAGTTCAAGAATGGATTTCAACCTTCAGCAATCGTTGAGATTAATGGAGATATGGGGGAAGAAGAGGCAAAGAAATTAGTAAGAGAAGCACAAAAGAAGTTTGTTGGGGATGGTAATAATGGTAAAATTATGTTTATCGTTAAGAATGGAGATACTTCAAGTGCTAATGTTCAAATTATTAAAGATGATCAAGAGGGTAGTTGGATAGACTTACAAAGAATAACTGACCAAAATATTGTAACTGCACATAGATGGCAGCCATCATTAAGTGGTTTAGTTAGTTCAGGTAAAATGAACAATACAGGTAGTGAGATTAGAATTGCTTATGACTTAGCAATGACTACTGTAATTAAAGATACTTCTGATTTACTGTTAAATGGTATTAGAAATGTATTATTTAAAGAGTTAGGTTTCTTACCTGAAGATTTAGTGATTCACTACGAACCACCAATTAGTTTTGCTACTCAGATTAGTCCTAAAGAAGTTCTTACTATTAATGAACAAAGAAGAATGTTAGATGAGGATTTACCAATGCTAGAAGAAGGTAATATGTTTATTACAGATAGAGAACAAATTATTGTAACTAGAGATGATGATGCAGATGGAGTTGGTGATGATGAAGCAGGAGATTTACAAGTAACTGAAATTGAAAAACAATAACTATGGCAAATGTAAACCAATATATACCTTTAGTAACAGCAGCAGAAGTTATAAGTAATAGTTTCACTAATGCTAATACTGATACTGCTTTAATTTCTAACAACACTATTCTTCTTTCTGAATTAGCACACTTAAAAGAGGCTATTGGTAAGAAGTTTTACGAAGAATTAAAAACACAACATAATAATGGAACTTTAAGTACTGCTAACCAAACTTTAATGGATGATTTCTTAACGAGATGTCTATGTTGGTTTGTAAGATTTGAGGTTATTAATGAAGTGCAAAGCAATAGTAGTAGTGCAGGTATAGTTCATAATGTAGATGAATTTGCTACTATTATAGACCCTTCTGAGTTAAATGCTTATAAGCAGGACACTTACAGAAAGGCTGAGATATATTTAAAGGATATGATAGATTACATCAATGATGATGACCAAAGTGGTTTATATCCAACTTATGATTCTAATAAACCTTGTAATAATGATGTTTATAAGAATCACGGAATAATAATGTATGACAGTATATATTCAAGACCTACTAGAAATTATGATAGTTGGAAGAATAACTGTCCTTGTGATGACTGTTAAAATAAAAATATAAATGGCTGCAAACGAACATAAAAATTTAAGTAGTGCAAATAGACACAATCCAAAAGCATTTGAAACTGCTATAAACGATACTGTTTTAAGTAAAACTGTTGGTACATCTGCAACAGGTACTGATGGTAGTTTAGAGTGGAAAGGGAAGTCTTTTATGGGTGTTACTAATTATAAGATGCAAGGATATGCCACAGGTGCTGCAAATTACTTTTATGGAGAAGATATAGCAGATGCTAATGCACCTTATGAGATGGCGTTAGATTATGGTAATAGTGCTGTTTCTGCAGGAAATCTAAGTGTTAGTAATCTTTTTAGAATAGGTCAAGGAGTAATTGTACCTGAGGCTGCTACAGTTACATCTGTAAAAGGATGGATAACAAGTAGTGGTAGTAATGGTGTTGTTGTGGCTATATGTAAAGCAACTCCTACTGCAAATGATTCTTCTGCAGTTGTTCCTGTTGTAGTTGATGAGATTACTGTAACAGGATTAAGTAGTAATGATAAGATGGTTGCAATAAGTGAAACTACAATAAGCACTGCAGCAATAGCAGCAGGTGATATTATATTTCCAATGATTAAAGAATCAGGAGGTACAGGTTCTACTATTTATATGAATTTAACTATACAAACAACTACATTCTAATGACCACTAAAGAAGAAATAGTATCAATGAAAAAAGACATTAGTTCAATAAACGAAAAGATTGACAATTTAGATGGTAAATTAGATATGCTAACAGAAAGGTTGTTAAATCCTGATAAAGGAGTTGCTGCAAGAGTAAACAGAAACACAGCAATGAGAAAAGTTTTAGTTAGAGCAATGTGGGTTATTTATACTATTACTATAGGTGCGATAATAAAAATATTTACAGAATAAAAATAAAATAATAACAATTTAAAAAAATAAAATAAAATGAGTAGATTTGATACAGACAATACATTACTATTTGAAATGCTTGGTAAAGGTGGTGGAACTGAGGTTTTTACTACTGCAGCACAAACAAATAAAGATTTCTATTGTGTATATTTCCCTGTAGAGTCAGTAGTTGCTTCAATAGCAGCAGATGGTGTAACAGGTGAAACAGCATTACAGACTACACTTCCTGCAGGAACGACTTTGTTTATGAGAATTACAGCAATTACTTTGACAAGTGGTATTGCAATAGGATATACAGAACACGATGGTGATGCTAATGCATAAAAATATATAATATGTTAAGTTTAAAACAAAGTTTAGGGTTAAATACAATTAAGAATATGGCTTCTTTTCCAAATAAATATTCTTTAGATTTTGATGGTGTAGATGATTATGTTACTTTTGGTGATGCAGATGTTTTTACACCAAACAGTTCAGGTGCTGATAGAGGTTTTACTATGTCATATTGGGTTAATTTGTCAGCATCAGGTAACCAAGAATTTGGTTCAAAGAGGCGTTTTGCAGGTGGTGGTCAAAGGTATGAATGGAGGACACAAGTTGATTTCCAAAGCAAACCTGTAGTTACATTTTATGGTAATGACAATCAAAATATTTATCAACAATTAATACTAGACACAGCACTATCAACTAGTAGATGGTATCACATTGCTTTTACATTTGACTTGGCTGATGCCAATACTTCTATAGTAGGGTATTTAGATGGAGTTAAAGCAACTCACGGTAGTGGTGCGACTTATTCTAGTGTAGGTACTTGGTCAGCAGTAAGTAATACAGCAGCACCAATGGATTGGGGTAGAATAGGAAACAGTTATGGAAACCAATTATTAGATGAAATTTCTTTATTTGATGATGCATTATCAGAAGCACAAGTACAAGCAATTTACAACTCAGGAACTCCTACTGATTTAAGTGGTGAAACTTATTTGTTAGGGTATTGGAGAAATGGAGACACAGCAGGTCCTTCAGTTTTCCCTACAATAGAAGATTACAGTTCTAATAGCAATGATGGAACGATGACTAATATGGCTTCAGGTGATATAGTAACAAATGTTCCTTAAAAATATAATAAAATGATATATGTAATATATAATATGAGTGAAGTGGATAAGATTGATTTTTCTTTAGTAGAACAAACAAGTATAGAAACTTTAAGAATATCAATAGATGGAACTTTAACAGTATTAAAATTTCAAGGAGATAAACCTAGTTTTTTAGAAGGTGTAAAACAATACAACCATTCAGAGATTTATGCAATTATGCGAACTCCTGAGTGGACTGAACAAGAAAATTAAGAATAAAATAAAAATATAATATGGCAACAACAGTAACAGCAGCAGATTTAACAGTAACAATAACAGAATCATACACTCTAAATGATGTCGCTTACGGAAATACAATGAGTAAAACCTTTACAAGTAATGGAGAGGTTTATCAAAGGGTAATGGCTATTGCAGCAGGTTCAAGAGGTTCATCTTGGACAAGTATTATAAACTTTGGTGCTGCAGACTCTGCAGGTACAGCAGATATTACTAATTACAAATACTTTAGAATTAAAAATTTAGATGATACTAATTTCTTAGAATTAAGAGTTACAGGTACAGCAGACTCTTTCTTTGTTAAGATAAAAGCAGGTGAATCTTTCTTATTAATGGATAATGAAATGGATGCAGTTGCTTCAAGTTCAACTATAGGTACTCTAACAGATATAACTGAAATTGCTGCAAATGCAAATACAGATGGGGTGGATATTGAATTTATTGTAGTAACAGCATAGTATGCCTTGTTACGAATGTGAAAATGGAAAGTGGAGGTTTGGTGAAACAGGCAATTGTCAGTACGACACTAAATCATCTTGTGAAAATGCAAATAAGGATTATTATGCAGAAGAAACTTATAATGACTATCCTCAAGCAGCAACTAATAATGCTAAAAGAGCATTAAAATGGTTAGAAGAAAATGGTAATCCAAATGACTGTCTGACTCCTGTAGGATTTGCAAGAGCCAATCAACTTAAAAACAGAGAAAATTTAAGTAGAGATACGATTGCTCGTATGGCTTCATTTAAAAGACATCAGCAACACAAAGATGTGCCTTACGATGAAGGTTGTGGCGGGATTGCTTGGGATTGTTGGGGAGGAGATGCAGGTATAAATTGGGCAATAAAAAAGTTAGAACAAATTGATTCAGAAAATAAAATTAAAGAAGATTTTGAAAGTTTTTTTCAAGATATTATTAAATCTATTAAAGAAAAAAAATAAAATGACTTTAAAGTATTTTACTAGAAGTGAGTTCAACTGTAAATGTGGTTGTAATACAAACTACATTGATAGTGATTTCTTAGATATGATGGATAGAGCAAGAAGAATTGCAGGAGTACCATTTAAAGTAAATAGTGGTTATAGATGTAAAAAACATCCACTATCAATAAGTAATCCAACAAGTTCACACATTAAAGGTATTGCTGCTGATATTAAGTTTATGGATAGTAAAAATTTAGCACTAATAATGGGTGGACTAGGAGGTGCAGGATTTGAAAGATTTGGTATAGATTTTAAAAATAAATTTGTACACGCTGATTCTGACCAAACAAAAACAACTCCTTGTATTTGGGGTTATTAAACAGAATATTAACTAATTATATATATTATGAATTTTATTACAGAAAATTGGATTGAATTATTAATAGGTGTAATGGCTTTTGCTAAAGTTATTACTAATTTAACTCCAACAGAAAAAGACAACAAAATATTTGGATGGCTAGATACTATAATTGATGCCTTAGTTCCTAATTATAAAAAGAAAAAGTAATGATGATACAGAAATGGATAGGCGAAGCATTGCTAAAAGGTGGTATAAAACCAATAACAGAATTGTTAAAAGCAGTAAAAGAATTGTTTACAGATACAAAAGGAAAGTGGAGTAGTAAAAGAACGATTAGTGGAGTAATAGTAGTTGCTGCTAGTTTATATATAGAGAAAAATGGAATAGATACTAATGCTTTAATATTAACAGGCATAGGTGTAGTCCCATTATGTTTTTCTGTATTTGAAAAAAATAAAGGTAATTGTATTGATGGTTGTAAAAAATAATTACCTTTGCATAACTTAGGTAGGGTTGTGCCTATCTTTGTTTTCATTGTTTATAGTTTTCAAGAGTGGGGTGTTAACAAACATCTCACTTTTGTTTTATTAGGGGATTTTTTTTTGTATAATTGCATAAAACCAATAAATAAATTATGAAAAAATATGGAAAAAGACTTAGACTATCAGAAGAAGAAGTTGAGATGGTTTACGAAAACAGAGCAGAAAACACAACAAACATTAATGGTAATACAGCATTAGATGTACATCTTCAAGAAAGGGGTATAAAGAAAGATGATATTGTAAGCGTAAAGCATTGGCAATCTGCTAATGGTGATTATAGATTTAGCATTGTAACTAAAGAAGATATAACTGCTAATGAAAATGATATGCTAGAAAAGATTAGCAACTTCATTGAAAATCATTCACCTTACTATCCTTCAGTAAAAAGAAAAAATAAATTCGCTAACCATCACTTATTAATAATAAATCCTGCAGATATACATATAGGTAAATATGCTAATGGACTTGAAACAGGAGAAGGATATGATGTAGAAACAGCCTGTTTACGTGTTTTAGAAGGCATACAAGGACTTTTATTTAAGGCAGATGGGTTTGAGATAGAAAAGATTTTATTTTGCATTGGTAACGATGTTTTACACATTGATAATGTTTACAATAAAACAACAGCAGGAACAGGTCAAGATGTAGATGGTAAATGGTGGGAACATTTTGAGGTTGCTTTAGCATTATATGTTAAGTGTGTAGAAATATTAAGAGAAGTTGCACCTGTTGATGTAGTGCATAGTATGAGTAACCACGATTACCAAAGTGGATTTCATTTAGCACACGCATTAAGAAGTTGGTTTAAAAATGATAAAGACATTACTTTTGATATTAGTGTTGCTCATAGAAAGTATTATCAGTATGGTAGTAATTTAATTGGATTAGAACATGGAGATGGTGCTAAGATGAATGACTTACCTTTAGTGATGGCTCAAGAGAAACCAAAAATGTGGAGTGATACTACACATAGGTATTGGTACTTACATCACTTACACCACAAAATAAAACATAAATGGAGAGATGCTAAAGACTTTATAGGAGTTACTGTAGAGTATATGCGTAGTCCATCAGGAACTGATAGTTGGCACTCAAGAAAAGGATATGTTGGAGTTCCTAAAGCAGTTGAAGGATTTTTGCACGAAAAAGAGAGTGGTCAAGTGGCTCGTTTAGTGCATTATTTCTAAAACATCACACAATTTTAATATAATTTTACTCTAGTAGGTAAACATTTTTCAAAAAATTGTTAAAAGTAATATTGTAGTTAATTCCAATTTTATATATTTGCAAAGTCAAAACAATTTAATAATTAAAACTAATAACAAAATGACAAAAAAAACAATGCAAGAAAAACTAAGAAAACAACCTGAACCAATCGTTGAAACAAGAAAAGAGGCTTTAAGAAGGCTTTATAAACAGAATGGTTTAACTGAAGAAGATATTTACAAAGACAAGAGAGGATTTGTAATTATTACTAGAACAGGAATCGATAAGATTGTATCAAGAAACAATATTACAGTTGCTTATGAAGTAATTAATATGGATACTGAAAAAGGTATATGTGTATTAAGAGCAGCAGCAAGTATGAAAGTTGGTAATGAGGTTAAGAACGCTATGAGTTTTGGTGAAGCATCTGATGCTAATTTAATGGGAGGTGGTAAGAAGTTTCCTGTTGCTATGGCAGAAAAGAGAGCAATGTCAAGAGTAGTTCTTAAAATTGCAGGATTCTATGAGCAAGGAGTATTTGGACAAGATGAGATTGTTGACTAATGAATGATGAATGGTTAGATAATATTCTTGATGGTGAGCCTAGTGGTATTACAGATACCCAATGGCTTATCATTGAGAGTAACATTAACCAAACATCTTTAACAACATCAATGAAGTCTAATATTATTAATAGAATAAATGAATTAACAGAACTAGAAGCAGAAGAAATAATAACTATAATAAATGAAAACAGATATGAAAAAGACACTAGAAAACAATGGGAAAAAATGCTCAGGGATGGAGTGTTTAGTTATACAGATTTATAGTCATTTCTCTAAAGTTTTTACTTATGTAGCGTGGAATGGAGATATGTTATTAGGTGAGATTGTAGAAGATGACATAATGAATGTGCTTGACAAAGAGCAGGTAATAGATTTCTATCATAGAGATAAACATAGGTTTAAAGTACATAAAGATATTCTTTTTAAGTATGTTAAAAAACTACAAGTAAATGACTAATAAATATTCGTTAGTACAAATACGAGAATCAAGAAATGAATTTGAGGCTTTGTTAAGAATATATGGTATATCTAATTTAAAACTTTGCAAGATACTTGGAGTTAATTATGCAACAAGTAGAAAGTTTATAGAAAATCCCCCATCTCTTAGATTTATACACGCTAAGACCTTAGCAGATTTCATTGGATTAAAAACACAAGACATAGTTGATACAATAGTGTACGACTTGAATTAAATTAAAATTACAAAAAATGAGAAGAAGAAGATTAGAATTTAGTGATTACTATCATAAAATAATCACAGAAGAAATAGCAGATATTTACAATATAGATAAAGAAAGAATGTTTAAAGGAAGTAGAAAGAAAAACATTATATTTGCTAAGAGAATGTATATCTACATTTTAAAAGAAATGTTTTCATTAACTCTTAGTGAGATAGGTCAGGTTACTAACTTACATCACGCATCTATTATACATCACTCAAGAAAGTTTGAGTTCTTTTACAATAACTATACTAAAGATTCGGATGCTTTTAAGAGAGTTGAAGATAAGGTAATAGAGGTAGAGGTAGATGAAGAAATATTAGGACTTGAAACTAAATTAAATAAAATCAATAAATCATTAACTAAATTATATAAAATTAAAAAATTAAAAAATGACAGACAAAAAAGAGAAGGTTTATCTACCAAGTAGTATCAAAAATATTGATACGAAGTATGGTACAATGATGGTGGCTAATTTTAAAATGGATGAATTACAGGCAAACTCTAAGAATGGTTGGGTTTCTATGGTGATTTCAGAAAGGAGAGAACCATCTGAAAAAGGTGCAACTCATTATGCTTATGTGAATACTTACGAACCACCAACAGATAAAAAAACTTCACCTAAAAAAGTTAAAGCAACAACAGGTGATGATGATATGCCATTTTAATGATTAAATGGAAAAATACAACTTATCCTAGCACTTTCATTGGATTATCTGATGAACTTGCTAAGGTAAGAAGTATGCTATCTTCTAGTGTTTATAATAAAAACACAGAAAAATATAGAGGAGAGCAAGAACACTCTATACAAAGATTAGGAATATTTGCAGAACTTATTGCAAGACACCTAATGGAGAATAATAGAGGGATAAAATATAAGGCAGCACCATTGCTTGAAGAAAGACCTGTTGTTGAAGCAGATATAGTTATGGAAGGTATTGGTGAATTAAATTATATTGATGTTAAAGGTGTAAGAAGTGGTGGAAACACGCTTAGAGTTAATTTTAAAGCCCATAACAACCCTCAAAAGAAAATTACACACTATCTATTCATACAGCCATTGAACGCCTTATACGCAAGATTTTGCTGGTTTACTCATAAAGATGTAGATGAATGGGATGTAGTAATGTCAACATATACAGATTGCTATGAATTGAAAATACAAAAACACAACTAACAATGAAAGAAAAACCAAACTACTACGCTGTTATACCTTCTGAAGTAAGGTATGCAGACATCACACCAAATGCTAAATTATTGTATGCTGAAATAACTGCTTTAACAAGTATGAATGGGAAGTGCAATGCTTCAACTAATTACTTTGCTGAGTTATATAAAGTAAGCAAAACATCTATCCAAAATTGGCTTAAATGTTTGGAAGATAATAAGTTTATCACACGTAAAAATATATACAAAGAGGGTAGTAAAGAAATCTTGTCTAGGTACATAAAATTATTTGAGTACCCTACACAAAATAAGTTGAGAGATAATAATAATATTACATATAGTAATAATAATATTACATATAGTAAGGGGAGATTTAAAAAACCAACAATTAATGATATTAAAAAATATTGTTTAGAAAGAAAAAATAAAGTTGATGCTGAAACTTTTTTTGATTTCTATGAAAGTAAAAATTGGTTAGTAGGTAAAAACAAAATGAAAGATTGGAAAGCCTGTGTAAGGACTTGGGAAAAAAGAAACTATAAAACTAATAATAACACTACATCACACAGACATCAAGCAGGTCAAGATTATGGTGATGGTAAATTTTAAACTATGAGAACAATAGAAGATACATTTAAAAATGCAGACTTCCTGCAACCAAAAGTTTACAACAGATATAAACTTGGAACAAGAGAAGAAATAAAAGAAATGTTTATTAAGTCTTTTGATTATTATGATAAAACAGTAGAAAAGTACAAGCATTTACCTGCTTATGATGAGGTGATAGATTGGATGGTAGATACAAAAGGTAGAGGTTTAATGTTGATGGGAGAGTGTGGTTTGGGTAAGTCAACTATATTAAATTATGTTATTCCTGCAATATTTAGAACAAGAGTAAATAAGGTGCTAAGAAGTATTCCTGCAAAAGAATTAAGTCAAGTAGAAAGAAACAAAGCACCATTTATTATTATTGATGATTTAGGAACTGAGAGTATTAAAAATGATTATGGTACTAAGATAGATGCAGTTGCTGATGCAATATCTTATGCTGAAGATAGTTCTAAAACATTATTAATTACTACAAATTTAACACCTTTAGCACTAAAAGAAAGATATGATGAAAGGACTTTAGATAGGTTAAGAAAGTGTAAAGTGGTGATTATCAAGGGGAAAAGTTTTAGAAACTAATTTGTATAAAATTGGAATATTTTTATATATTTGTGATATGAAAACATTAATGATAATATGGGGTATGATTTCTCTTGTTTGTATTTTAGAAGCATACTTCTGTACAATATCTATAGAAAATAAGTGTAGTGAGGGTTAAAACAATATTAATTTTAGGGATACTCTGATACCCTTATGTGATTAAAATTCTTGCTTTTATTTCTGCCCTTGCTATGCTTATTAAATTTAAAATATGAAAAAAAGAAAATTAAACAGTAAAAATCCTAAGTATCATAAAGATGATAAAGATATTAAGAAAGTAAAAAAAACAATATTATTAAACACAACAAAAGATGGTGTAAAAATATATGGTATTTGGTATGAAGATTAAAAAGAAAATGAAAAAAATAAATTATAAAACAATTAAGTGGGTTTTGAGAGGTCATATTAAAAATAGTGTGAAAAGTTTATGGGTTTGGGAAGATGACAACTTTACTTGTATATTTAAAAATTATAGTGGAGATAGTAGAATATACACACCTCATCAACTTTTAAAAATATTAAACAATGAATAATATAGTTTTAGGAGTATTAATTATTTTAATTTTTTTAGCACTATATACAGTTGCTTTGTTGTATGTTGAGAAAAGGATTGCAAAACAAGAAAATGAAAATTTAAAAAACAATATAGATAAACTAAATGAAAAAGCACAATAAATATTATTGGGAGAAAGGAAGAAACGGATGGACACCAAATAATACTTGGGAAAAAAAAGAACAATCATTAAAAATAAATCCTAAAATGCTATTAAAAAAAGAAGAACTTAAAATAGATTACAGTAAAGACAAGACACCAAACTATTACATAGGTAGAGTTTATGGATATGAGGCTAGGAAAGTTGTAGAGGATTTTGATTTATCTTACAATATTGGGACTGCCACCACATATCTCCTCAGAGCAAATCGTAAGCACGAAACAAGTATTGATTGCATACAGAAAGCAATTAATCACCTAGAGTTTGAGTTAGATAAAATTAAAAATGAAAAAACCAATCTTTAGAGTATTTGTATCTTACGAGATAAAGAATAAAAAAACTGTAACTAGAAAAGCGATTACAGGGATTTTAGACACATTTGTTCTCACCTCTGATATTAAAGAAATAAAGAAAGACAAAGAAATAATAGATAGAATTTGTTATATAAATAAAAAGAAACCTGAAAGTGTAGATATTATAATCAAAGATGTTGATATTGAAAATGAATATGGTGAAACTACAGATAGGTTTGATGATGAATATTAGATTATGCCAAAGATTAGAAAGATAAGATTAGAAGATAGAAAAGATAGTAGAGGTGGAGGTTACTCAAGAAGAAAGTTTAGTGTGGAAGAAGCCGATGCTATTAGAAAAGAATATACTACTGCAACTCAGAAGATAACTATATCATCTCTTGCTAGGAAGTACAAAGTATCTCAACCTTTAATGTATCAACTTATTAAGGGGACTACCTATACAGATGGGGGCATAGGGGGCATAGGGGGTAAGCATAGGGGGGCATAGGGGGTATGGCTATGAAGAAAGAAGCCCAAGTCCAATCATCCTTCTGTATATATATGCAGTATACATATCCTGATTTAAGATACTGTGCATCACTAGGTGGTATTAGAACTTCTATGAAACAGGCTATATTAGCCAAAAAGACAGGTTATGTCAAAGGATTTCCTGATATGCAAATACTAAAAGTCAATAGTAAGTATGCAGGACTATTCCTAGAAATCAAAGCAGATAAGACTTGCTATCCATCTAAAGAGCAAAAGCAATGGGTTGCTGATCTTAACGAAGAAGGTTACTATGCTAAAGTAGTTAAAGGTCTTGAAGAATGTATGGATGTGTTAGATTGGTATATGAAAATAAAATAATTTCCTAAAAAACTTTTCTTGAAACTGTTTCTGTTTTGAAACTGCTCGGTGAAACTGCTGTTGAAACTGCCCTGAAACTGCTGTGAAACTGCTAGAGATTTACTATACACGTGTACACCCCTGTATGTGCGTTCTATATACTGTAAACTATTGATATTGAGTTATTTAGAATGATTATAAATTAGCATATTAATGTAATATTTTTAACATTTTTTGTTGTATTGTTAAAAAAGATATATATTTGCATCAACAAAATTATTAATTTAAAACTATAAAAAATGAAAACAAAAATTTTAGACTTTATTTATTTAGGTGGATTTATATACTTATTCACTTTTACATTAATTCAAATTATTAACTCTTAAAAAATATAAAAAATGGATAATTACAAAATTACAAATTTATCAACGAATGATATTTACTATTTAAACGAGCAAGAAAAAAGAAACTTTTTTAAATTAAATGACTTTTTTATTAATGGAGTTTATTTGTATAGCATTATAAACTTATCAGAACTAAAAAGAAACAGAAAAGAAAAAATAGTTGATTTTCTTTTATGGAGTGCTTTATTTTGTGCTTTTACACTTATGGCGTTAATATATATTCAATTCAATTACTAATATAAAAAACTTTAAGAAATGGATAAATATATACAAGATGATGAAAATAATCCAATAAATTGGAACGGCACAAATCCAACTTGTGAAATTTGTAATACTACATTAGATTGTTTCTTTGATTATGAAAATATATGTAATGAATGTTACAACAAAGAAGAAGAAGAAGAAGAAAAAAACTAATATTAATTTTAAACTATAAAAAACTATGAATTTACTGACTCAAAATGCAAAGATGAAAAAAACATCTTTAGAAAACAACGCGAAAATATTTAATTTTTCAATACCTGCATACAAAACAAAATCAGGTAAAGTCACTTGCCCATTTGCTAAAGATTGTATAAAATATTGTTATGCTCAAAAGGGTAACTATACACGTTTTCCAAAAATTGGCGAATTAATGGAAAAAAAATATCAATTAAGTAAAACAGATAATTTTATTCTATTAATGAATGAAGAAATAAAAAGGAAAAAAGCAACTCATATAAGAATCCACGATAGTGGCGATTTTTACAGTCCTAAATATCTTGAAAAGTGGGTTGATATAGCAATACAAAATACAAATATCATCTTTTATGCTTATACTAAATCAATAAAATTTTTTAAGGATATAAAACTTCCTAAAAACTTAAAAATCATATTTTCAGAGGGATCAAAAACAGATAATTTAATAAATGTAAACAATGATCGCCATGCTCGTATTTTTAAAAGTAAGGAACTACTAGCAGCAGCCGGATATATTGACGCATCTAATAACGATCTTAAAGCAATAACAGAGAATAAAAAAGTCGGCTTAGTATATCACTAATAAAATAAATTATAAACGATTAAAACTAAAATTATGATATCAAAACAAAAAAGGAATTTAATCAATGAATTGTGTTTTTGGATAGTCAAAGAAATTGAAGATGTAAACAATATTGATAAGTTTACACCTTTAGAAAAAAAAACTAATATTAAGGTATTAACAAATATTATTCATTCTTCTAAAGAGTACACAAATAAACAAATAAAAGAATTGATAAAAGAAATTAAGTATCAATTACCATTCTAATAACTTAAAAAACTAAAATTATGAAATTAATAATAAAAAAATATATAAAAAAATACGGATATAAACCAACTGTTTTAGAATTATACAATTTTTATAGACAAGGATATATAATATTAACAGACAAAGAAGAAAATGAGTTGATAAAAACAATTAATAAATATTAAAAAAATATAATTATGAGTAAACAAGGACTGCCTTTGACAAATTGGTCTAATACTCAGTTGACCTTATTACTAATACTAGCGATCTTATTTGGCGGTTGCTAGACAAAACATTAAACTATGAAGACAATTAAATTAGATCAAGCAAAAGAATTAATTAATAAAACAAACGGCCGTATTTTCTCAACTACTTTTATCAAAAAAGATAATAGCATTAGAACTTTAACGGCTAGAATTGGCAAAAAGTACAAGAGTAAAACAGGAAGAAAAGCACCATACAAGCCAAAAGAATTTAATTTGTTACCTGTTTACGATATGCAAATTAAAAAATTTAGAATGATTAATTTCAATACTTTATTGACTTTAACAACTAATAAACAAAAATATGTAATAAAATAGATAAAATTATATATTAATAATTAAACCACTTTTAAAGGTGGTTTTTTTATTGTCTAATGTAAGCAAATAGATAAGTAATATTAATATACTATAAGGACCTTAAAAGCCTTTAAAAACGCTTATATTCTTTATTATTATTTAACTAATGTTTTATAAATTAAATGTTATTTGTTTTGTATAGTTGGCAAATTTTTCTTTTTCAGACAATTTTGCACTAAAAAAAGAAATATTTCATACATTTAACTAATTAATTATCAAGATATTACAAACTTTTAACAGTTTTTTAATGATTATGATCCAGAATGTAAGTTTTTTTTGATTGTTTTGGGATTTAAAGTCCGTAATCCATCCCATATATACTGTTTAACCACATAAACGCACAGACACGAAACTAAAGTTCAATTTTATAAATACTATGTTTTATTATAAACATCTATTTTAAAAGTTGGAATATACTTTGCGATATGAGCAATGATGTTTACTATAGGATGTGGCGATTATAAGTATAATGGAAAAATAACATATACTCTTATAAGAGGCACGAAGGTAGGTGTTTGAAATTAAAGTTTTGCATAATTTCTTTACAATTTACAATAATGTTAAAATATAGTAGTTCAATTTTATATAATAATTGTGAAAGTGGTTAATTATATTTTTGTATTTTGCGACTTTAATAAAAATAATGAAAGAAGAAGATAATAACAAAGTAGGTAGTGAGGCTAGGAAGAAAAGACCTCAACTTGGCAAGATAGATGAGAATTATAATAAGACTCCAAAAGCATTGATACCTAAAAACAATGAGGCAAGGCAAGTGGCAAAGATGACTAGGA